CGATCACTGCAGCGGCCAACGATTCAGCCAGGACCTTCACCGTTTTGGGCAGCGATGCCAACGGTCGGCCACAGGCTGAAGAAATAGCAGGCCCGAACGCGACCACGGTAGAGGGCGCCAAGTCCTTCTCGAAGATCGATCGCATCTTTGTCGATGCCGACACTGCTGGCGCCATCACGGCCGGTCAGTCGATCGACCAGGTGCGTGGCCTTCGAACCAGAGCAGAAGACCTCAGGGACTTCTTCATAGTCACAGAGGACGGCGTGCCGGTGATCACGGGAACATTCGATCCAGGTAACACCACGCTGCAGACGGCCACCACAGCGGATAATCGCGCTGACTATGTGCCGGCTACGGACACGGCCCAGGTCGAAGTTATGTACCTGGCGGATCTCACAAAGGAAGGCATCGGCTCGAACTTTGTCGACTCGAGTCAGAACGTACCGTCAGCCATCTAATCACTAGCGAATAGGAGGGCCGATCATGCGCCCAAGAGTATTAACAATCTCGCCTTACGCCGCTACTGATCCGGATGCTGTTGCGACATCTCAAACGCCTGCTGCCGGAGGGCGGCAGGCACTGACTCTCGACGGCACGTTTGCTTCAGGTGGTGTGGCAACCATGGACTTCCGCCGGCAGGTGGTGATCACCTCGGCGGCCGACGACACGGGACGTGTGTTCTTAGTCAAGGGCACCGACGAGAAGGGCAATTTCCGATCAGAGGCGGTGGCTGGTGCGAATGCCGGCACTGCATCCACGGTGCAGGCCTTCACGAGCGTGACTTCGATCGAGGTCGACGACGACACTGCTGGCGCAATTGAGGTCGGCACACTGACGATCATCTCGAGTAACTGGCTGCCACTCGATTATCTGCGGACTGACTTCCAGGTAGCGATGGCGATCGCCGTCGGTGCAGCGACAGCCGATCTCACAGTCGAGTTGACCTTGTCCAACATTCTGGCGCGCCGCGGAAATGATCCACAGCCTGTTGTCGGATCACATCTCGGCAGTGAGTTTGACCTGTTCTTCCCGACCATCAACATTCACGACCACGACACCCTGGTCAACATTGCGGCAGATGACACCGGCAACCTCGCTTTCCCAGTGAGAGCGATTCGCCTGAAGTCGAATGCAGTGCTGACTGGTGATGATGTATCGCTCGAGGTTGTCCAGTCCTCGCACGGAGCGTAAGTCATGGGCCTGGGAACATCAGGGCTTGGTGGTACCGGGCTGACGACTTCTGGCGTCAAGCTCGGTGGTGCCGGCTTGCAGGTGCCTGTTGCTGGTGGAGCTTCGCCTGCTAGTTTGTATCTCCTGGATGAAGTTCAGAACAATCCTGGCTTAGCGTCAGGAACTCGGCTTGATGTGTTCTGGAAGCAGGATGGACTGAAAGTCTGGACTGCCCGGCAGAGCGACACCATAAGGCAGTACGATGTGTCGCCAGCGTGGTCGATTGTTCCAGGCGACTGGACCATCGATTTTACCACCGGGGCGGTCCTCAACCTCCGCTCTATCTGGTGGTCACCCGATGGAACCGTATTTTCTGAGTGTATAAGAGTTCCTAATACATTCATGAGGATAACTACTTTCGATCAGTCAGCGACTCCGTTTGATATTACGGTTTTCGGTGCCAGCACAACTATCACACCGAACATAACAGGGGGTATAACGCCTCAAGATCATGTCTGGAGTGACGATGGTAAGAGACTTTGGGTGCATGGTCCTATTGGAATTACTTCACCATTGCTTGAGTTGGCAGCGACAATACCTTTTACCGCATCAAGTATTCTTAGCCCACAAGTTAAGTCATTTGACTTCGTACCGACTGCTGGTACGAATGTTCACACTTTTGCTTTCTCGAATGACGGAACTGTTCTTTACGTGATGGATGGATCGGTTCTTTCTTCATATGATCTTGGCACTGCGTTCGACATCGACACGACGAGCAACTTCACGGCAGGTCCGAGTGTATTGGCAAGCGATGTACAGTTTCCCAGAGGGCTTACCTTCCGCAACGACAACGCAGACATCTTTACAGCGGGAGACCAGAATCTGCGAAAGTGCGCCTGGTTCAGGATACCGTAGCGAGGGATAGATAATGGCAAGCACAGCCTCATTTTTGTTTGACCCGAACCTCTCGGTGATCTGTGACGAGGCGGTCGAGCGCGCCGGCATGAACCTGCAGGAGATCACCGGGACACACATCATCTCGATCAGGCGATCCGCAGGATTCATGCTCTCGTCCTGGTCCAACCGCGGGCACAGGCAGTGGACTTTTGAAGAGGTGCAAGAACCTGTCACACCAGGCCAGGTGAGCTTCGATCTGCCTGTCGGCACCATCGAGGTGCAGAGCGCGATCATTCGCCGGGCCGGCGTCGATACCGAGATTTACCCGATCTCGAGAGAGGACTACCTGATCTTGCACGACAAGAATCTCACCGGGCGGCCGGACAGATACTTTGTTGACCGGCGCCGGGATACCGACGGCACCAATCGAGTGCAGGTTTTCTTCTGGCTTGCCGGCGAGAACACCACGGACGTCCTGATCTTCAATGTCTACAAGCAGGTTCAGGATGTCGGCAACGCACAGAACACGCTGGACATTCCATTCAGATTCCAGGAGGCCTTCGTTGCCGAACTAGCTGCCAAGGTGGCGATGAAATACAACGAGGCAAAGTGGGAAGCGCTGCAAACGCTTGCTGATAACGAGTGGACGTTAGCCCACGATGAAGACAGGGACACGGCACCGTTTGTCATGTCCGCGAACTATTCAAGATTACACGGGAGACCATGATGGCGCTGTCACGCTCAATGAAGAATCTTATGCACGACGCTGCGCAAGCCAGGAGGGGTGGCGGAAGTCACAATCCAAACGGCGGCGGAAGGTTAGGTGGGGTTATGGGTCAATACAATCCTGGTGGCAGAACGACGCCGCGTGGTCCGATGCCTGACCGAGGTCCTCGAGGTCCAGTGAGGCCGACCGCACCGAGTCGTGTTTCTCAAGTGATGCAGCGATTTCAGCAGCAGCGAGGCGGTTTTGCTGGTCTGGTTGGTGGCGCTGGTGGGCGCAATCCAGCGACTGGTGGTCCTGGTCTCCCGCAAAGAATTACCATGGGCGGCCTTGGTCAGAGGACCGCAGGCGGCGGGATGCCAAGAGGTGGAGTGATGGGTGGCCGGTGGGGTGCGCCGGGAGGACCGGGACGGCTACAACCGGGTGGTCCGACAGGTGGCGGCATGATGCGCCCAGCAGTTCAGCCTCCCCAGCGAGGTCCTGGCACGGTTGCCGGCAAGCCGATGCCGCGAGCCGGCACCTTCGGCTTCGCAAGTCAGGGCGGCGGCGGTACGCCGGCCATGCAGGCGCCCAGGCCGGGCGGTTTACCTGGTGCCATATCTGGGCCAGGAGGAAAATCTATCGCGCAGCGGATTAGCGGCAGGCAGAGACCGCCGGCCCGTCGAGGCGGTATGGCTCGAGCGCTAGGTAGCGGCGGATCACGACGTCGGCTGCTGAGGTGAACACGTGCCGAAGCGATACGCCAAGGGAAAATTTGCGGTAGGCGAATGCGCCAGGTCCGGCAGGAAAATGCTGCTGAAGAACATGGTGTCAGACGGTTACTACCCAAGCCTTGTCGTGGATCCGGCGTGGTACGAGGGCAAACATCCGCAGGAATCACTGCCTGAGATTGAGGATCCGGTGTCGCTGTGGCGGCCGGCGCCGGAACGCGATCAGTCGGGTGCGACATTCAGGCCAGATCGTGGCCTGCTGTTCTTTGGCTTTGCGTTTGGCAGTCCTACGCTTCAGGCTGTCAGCACAGGAGCGCCGGTACTTCCTGCTGCTACGCATCAGTATGACCAGGACAGCGGCCCAAATGGTCCTGAGCCAGACACCGGGACCGGATAACGATGCCGCTATTTCCTCTCACCTATCAGGCCTCGCCTGACACATTCCAGCCATCCTTGAGAGCGGATGCGACTGGGGCAGCGATTTTGTATATTGGCGCAGCCAGGATGCAGAATCTCTTCGCGCCTATTCTTTACGACCAGGGATTCACGATCGAGTATGCGATTAAGCCGACAGCCATTGGCGCACGAAGCGTGGCTGGGGGTGATTCTCGGATCGTGCCTTGCGTTCATTCGCATGTGAATACCGCTACCTCTATTTTTAATTTGGGCTTTGACAACTGGGCGAACCCTGGTGTGGCAACCGACTTACTTCCTGCCTTCTCAATTCTTTCGGACAGTCAGAATTACCAGGTCATCAACGATCGTGCCGCTTTCCTGGGTGAAGCTCGTGGCACCAAGGTCATGGTCCTGGACGATACCTACCATCTCCTTGGAACGCTGGACGTTAATGGTCTCTGCCAGATCTATGTCAATGGAGTGCTTGAAGACACGGTAGTACCGAACATCAACATGGTGGTCTTCCTTTCAACTTTGAACGAGTTCCTGGGCAATGCAGGCAGGACGCTGAGAAACGATCTCATAGTCGGCACGAGGTTTCTCGATGGTGCGTATCGTGGCAGTTCGGCTACCGGGCGAGCGATCATTGACAATATTCGCTTCTATCCACAACATTTCAGTGCGGCCCAGGCAGCTACCGCTGCTTCGGCAATTGCATTCACACCATGAGTACCTGACATGCCTTCATCGACATCATTTTCTTACGACGACCTGATCGCGGCTCTCAGTGCATGGCTCGAGGAGACCAGTCAGGAGTTCATCGACAATCAGAGCATCATTGTTTCCATGGGCGAGAGTCGCCTGACCACCGATCTGAACTTCGAAATCTTTGATCGGGTGGTGACCGGCGCGCTGTCGGCCGGCGTCTTTGTACAATCGATCAAGCCAAGCAACTGGCAGGGTACCAGGTCACTGCATATTCGTGATGTGGGCGGAAGTGGGTTAAGGCGTTATCTCGAGCGCAGGACCTACGAGTGGTGCCTGGACTTCGAACCTGATGAGTCGGCGACAGCCGAGCCGAAGTATTACGCGGAGCTTACCGAGACAGACTTCTTTGTGGTGCCGGCACCAGTGTTGACCCATGCCTTCGAGCTTCGCCAGATCCAACCACCCGATGCCCTGGCACCGGGTAACCAGAACACTTGGCTTGGTGACAACGCAGGAGATCTGCTCTTGTACGCCTGCCTGCTTGCCTCTGATGAGTTCCTAATCTCTGACCAGCAGGACCTGGAGACATGGCGGCAGAGCTACGCTGAATTGATGCCGGCGAGAAAAATCGAACTCAGGCGGCAGTGGCGTGGTGACTATGATCCAATCAAACACGCCGCTGAAACAGTGAGCATATCTGGATGAGCATTCAAGGCGGCACATCATTTCGGTTTTTGCGGCAGACGATCAATGGCGATCACGATCTCGAGAACGATACGCTGTTCTTCGCCATGTACTCGACGCTGGCGGATATCGATCCGGTAAACGTCGACGACCAGGCATCGATCACTGGCGAACTGGTCGGCTCCGGGTATCCCGCGGGCGGCGTGGTGCTCACACAGTCGGTCATCTACACACCAGGTGATTCCGTGCGGCCAGCAATTGACTTAGTAGATCTGGCCTTCGGGCCAGGAGCAACCTGGGGGATTCTCAACGAGGCCGCGCAGGGCGCCGTCATCTATAACACTACAGTAGGACCACAGCAGAACAAGGTCATCTGGGTCATCAATTTTGGATCGCCCATCGCCGTCAACAACGGGACATTCGATGTTATCTGGCCGGACCCGACTGACCCGACTCTCGCAATCATAAGGACATCAGGCTAATGGCTGACACATTCACATCATTACTACGGCTGGTCCTTCAGGAAACTGGCGGCAACCAGAATATCTGGGGCGGCATCAACAACGCGAGCGCCATCGAGTTGCTCGAGGACGCGATCGCTGCTCGCCTGGACCTCGATGTCACGCCGGCCATAGACCCGGTAACGCTTCTCTCAGAGAACGGCGCGCTTGATCAGTCGAGAAACGCGATCATTGCTCTCACCGGCAACCCTGGCGGCACCAGAGACATCATCGTACCGAGTACCTCGAAGCTCTATATCGTGTCGAACGAGACCAGCCCCGGCTTTGACATGACGATCAAAACAAACGCCAATCCAGGCGTGGTCGTAAGTCCTGGGACAAGGGTAGCGGTGGTTGTGGATTCGGTCGCTGATGACGTTTTCACCATTGGCAGCGTTGCTACGGCTACGGAGACTGAGGCCGGCATCCTCGAGGTGGCAACGCAGGTAGAGACTGATGCCGGCGTGCTTGACGACAAGATTGTCACTCCGCTGAAGCTGAATGATCGGGAGGCATCAGAAAGCCTGACCGGCATCATAGCGATCGCTGACCAGGCGGAGACCGATCTCGGTATCGAACAGGACAAAGCAATCACGCCGGAGAAGCTCGAGGGCCGCCAGGCAACCGAGAGTTTGACAGGTCTTTCGGCTATCGCTGATCAGGCTGAGGTAGACGCCGGAATAGAAGATACCAAGTTCGTGACGTCGTTGAAGCTGGCAACTAAACCTGGTGGCATTGGTGTAGGAGTAAGCGGAGCTAAAGCATTCGGCAGTGCCAATCAGGCGATTGCCACTGGTGCCAGCCTGAAGCAAGTGGCTTTCAACAGTGAGGGTTTCGATACCGGAACTCCGCCTATTCACGATAATGCTGTCAACAATAGCAGGCTCGTTGTGCCAACAGGCGTCACCAGGATCAGACTCACCGGGTACGTCAAATGGCAAAATAATGGTTCCAGCTTCAGAAGATTGAAAATAAGAAAAAACGGCGCTGTTGGAACGATTGATGATGATCAGGCTGGATTCGAGCCTGACATATTCTCAAGTGCTGCGAATGCCAGTGTTCCTGCTCTTGGGGTGACCATTGATACTGGAATAATCAGGGCGGTGGCGACAGACTTCTTCGAGCTTCAGGTCAGCCAGGAGTCGGGACTCTCGCTCAACTTATTGGCTGGTGACTATTGGTTGCAGATGGACCTGATTGAATGAGCCGATTGCCTGACATTCCGCTCGAGTTACTCCCCGGCATCATGACCGAGGAGACCGACCGTGGCGCGAAAGGTCGGTACAAGGACGGCGACAAGATCCGCTTCAGAAAGCGGCTGCCCGAGAAGCTCGGCGGCTGGGTGCTTAATTCGCTGGGTACCGAGGTCGATGGCATTGATGAGAATCTGAGTCAGCAGACCGTAGCAACCGTAGGTATTTTGGCGGCTGCAACTAACATCAGCAGCCTTAGCCCCGCAGTCACCTGCCTCGATGCAGATCCGGTGTGGCTGTTTGACGATTCCCTGGTTGGCGGTCTCGGCGGCCGTACCATCGATGACGCGACTGCGCTCCAGGATGAGTTCGTGTTCGACCTGGACTCTACGGTTACGGCCACAGCCGGCGATGCGTTTCTGATCAGGTATCCGGAAGAGTTTGGCGGCGGCGCCAATGTCAACAGTGGCGGGGTCAAGGACTCTGAGACCATCGTTGTCTCGGTGCCGGTGACAAAGTACCTGCGCGAAGGAACGGTCGTTCGGTTGCTGACAGACTCCGGGGAGCAGATCAATTCGCTTGCTGCCAATCATTCATCCGGGGCGACTGTGTTCACGCTGACCGATCCCCTGATCGATGACATTCAGGCGGGTACGCCGAACGTATTCTTTTATGCCGCCGAGTCCTTCATCAGGGATGACAACGAAAGCCTGGTCGTGCGGTTTTTGAATCTCGACATAGCGGCTGCCACCGAGGTCATGCTCACGCAGTCGTTACCTGAAGATGCCGATGGGTTGGACATCGACATCCGGCCATTCCAGGCGACTGGCTGTGACGGTAACCAGACAAGCACTACATCCCTGGATATTCTTCCGGCGACCGTCTTTGGTATTGGTATCCCTGCGGCTTATCCGGATGGTCTGATAATCTTGCCGGCCCAGAATATAGTGCAGACCTGCTACGTCGGAGTGGTCAGGGCGCTGTGGGACTGGAGCAGCCTGGATGGGCAGAAGTGGCTGGCACTAGGTACCCACCTGAAGCTCCACCTGGTCAACAACAATGAACTGTTCGACATCACGCCGTTCCGTGAGGAAGGCACCCTGATCGATCCATTCGATACTGACATCACCGGAGCGTTCGATCCGGATGGCGGAGATGACCCGACTTTTGTGCAGGTCACCGATGCGGCCCACGGCAATGCGGTTGGCAATTTTGTCCACTTCGAAAACGCCGACATCGTTGGTGGCCTGGATCTCAATGACGAGTTTCGTGTCGAGCAAGTGGTCGATGACGATATGTACATCATTCGCTCTCCGGTACCGCCGACGTCGACCGCTACCGGTGGAGGGACTGTCGACTTTCAGTATGAAATCCAGGTCGGCTTGGAAGACACCACGACGCTCCTGGGCTACGGTACCGGCGCCTATGGCCTGGGCGCCTATGGTGTTGGCAGTTTCCTAGCCGGCGCCGGAATCATAGGCAATCTCAGGACCTGGTCGCTGGATAATTTCGGTGAGGACCTGCTCGCATCGCCGAATGGCCGGCAACTGTTTCACTGGGATCGCGACAATGGACCGACCGTGAGGGCAGTGCTGGTCCCTGAGGCGCCGAACACCATCGAGCGTATGCTGATCTCGCCGCAAGCCAGGCATGTGATTTTATTCGGCGCCGGCACTGGGTCAGCCGCAGCGCCTGGAACCCCTGATCCACTGCTGATCAGATTCTCGAGTTCAGAGGATTTCACGGACTGGATTCCCAGTAGCATTAACACTGCCGGCGATCTTCGGCTTGACGTTGGATCCGAGATTATCACTGCTGTCGAGTCCCGTGGCGATATCCTCATTAACACCGATCAGTCGCTGCATGCGCTGCAGTTCATCGGCGGAGACTTCGTATTCGCGCTGCGTCACTTGGGCCAGTCGGTCACGATCATTGGGCCTAATGCTGCGATTGACGCGAACGGCATTATGATCTTCATGGGCGAGGACGATTTTCTGATGTACGACGGCGTGCTCCGGGTCATGGAGTGCGAGGTCCGCAACCAGGTCTTCGACGATATCAATCTGGACCAGGGCCGGAAGTCCTACGCATCCGTGAACAAACTCTTCACCGAGGTCTGGTGGGTCTATTCATCGGAAGGCGCGCAGAGCAATGACCGCTACGTCAAGTACAACTACTACGACAAGGTGTGGGATTACGGCACGCTTGAGCGCAGCGCTTTTCACGATAGCTCGTCGCATTTTAATCAGAAACCATACGGCACGTTTGACGGCAAGATCTTCATACATGAGACCGGCGTCGACGATACAGATCCAGAGAACAACGTCGTGCCGATGGTGTCATTCATCGATAGTTACGACATGGATGTGGACGAGGGTACCTACCACGCGCTGATACGAAAGATGATCCCAGACTTCGAGAAGCTCGTTGGCTCGGTTGATCTGTCGCTGACGGCTAAGTCCTATCCATCCAGTGGCGGTGTCGAGGTAGTCACCAAAGGCCCGTTTACCATCACGCCGACGACAGCTTTTGTGAATCCACGAATCAAGGGCCGGCAGATATCGTTCCGGATCCAATCCGATGCACTTGGTGATGACTGGCGCATGGGTACCTGGCGTGCACAATTCAAACGGAAGGGGAGGCGCGGCAACTGATGGTTCCTTTTACCACCGTACAATTCGAGGATTTCTACGACGTCTACAAGATGCGCGCCATGGTGGACGACCTGGCGCGTCAGTTCGCGAGCATGCAATTCGAGTTCGCGAGCGTGACCGCCACTGTCCACAACGATTTAAGCGGCAGAGGTGCGGCAGACGCGCATCCTACGACCGCGGTCACTGGATTGCAGGAAGAACTCGACCGTATACGCATTGAAAGGTACTTCTTAGGCGAATGAGCAGCGGCATACTTGGACAAGCGGCACCAGCAGCGACGACGCTTACGGATATCTATACAGTTCCGGCGACGACGGTGGCTTCCCTGCGAGTGATCATTACGAATCGCGGCATTAACGATGCATCGTTCAGGGTGGCGGTATCACCGAATGGTGCTGCGATTGTCGATAGACACTTCATTGCTTTCGATAAATTGATGGCAGCTAACGACGCTGGGTCAACGATAGCTTTTGTCGTATCATCCGGCGACATCGTAAGGGTGTTTGCCGAGAACGCAGATTTTAGTTTCACAGCTACAGGTGAAGAGCGCGCCGAATAATTGATGGAGGGCATCATGGCGATATCAGCGAAACTGCAGGCAGCGAGGAAGCAGGCACAAAAAGCCCGGCTCGAAAGAAAGGGCAAGCCAGGCTACCAGGAGTATTACGCCAACCAGCCCCTGCAGAAAATAAAGGCCGCCGAGAACGAAGAGATTCGCAAGGCGAAGCAGGACGTTCGCAATGCGCTGGAGGACCTCAAGCTTGCCCAGGTCACGGGTAAAGGCCTCCAGAAAGCTGTGGACGCTCTACCGGTTAAGAGACTGATCGTCCAACGGCTGCTGGAGCAGAAGCGCGCTAACAAGCATCCTGGCGTGCAGCTTACCTCAGCCACTGGGGGTGAGTCATGAGTGCCACCAACATATTTGAAGATGGCACCCTTGACCTTCTGTTCACGAATATCGCGCTGCCGAACGTCGGTGACGCTGCCGGATTGCAACCATCGGCCGCAGCCGGCAACTGGCACATCTCTCTGCACTTTGGCAATGCGATCAGCGATACCTCGACGCTGCAAACGGATAACGAGGCTGCGTATACGCCTTACGTGAGGCAGCCTGTGGTGCGATCAGTCGCCGGTTGGACCGTTGCATCAGGCACTGTTACCAACGATGCACCGATCACGTTCCCGACTTCGAGTACTGGCCCGGAGACCGAGACTGACGTTGGCCTGGGATTCGCAGCAGCTGGTGGTGGAGAACTGCAGATTTTCTCACCGCTCGATGCGGATTTGATCGTGAACAATCTCGTGACTCCTCAGTTTGCGATCGCTGCGCTGGCGGTGTCATTGGATTAGCCATGCAAGATCTCTTCACATCAGAGCAGGTGGCTGTCCAGAAAGCCCAGGATATCGTGCGCTTGATACTCGGACCCAACAAGATCCGCATGTACTACCCGACCGTGTTCAAATTCTGCTCGGACCTGCAAGGCGCATCGAAGCTCGCGATGCAGCACGAAGGAGTGAAACCTGAGTTCTGGCACAAGCTGGCCATATATGAAGGGCAGGTAATCGATACGCCGATCAACAAGAAATACCGCCGCTCAAAATATCAGAGCAACACGGGTGACCCCATAGTCGATGTCGAGGGATCGCTGGTGGTGGCGAGGTTCGATGACCTGGTCGCCAAGTTCCATTACCCGCATGCGGCACAACTGTGCGTGGCGCTGAGAGTTGCGGCCAAGCATTGCAAGAACTGGGCAGGCGACCGCAGCCGAATCCGGAATGTCTACGCCAGGCTTACTGATGCGGAGCAGAACGACAAGGTGCGATATGCAAGCTGATGGATCCATTAGGCCCAGTAACCAATGCGAGGGTTGAGATCACAATGGCAGATGTAGTCAAAACTGTTGTCAAGGACTTCAATCCGGCGCTGCTGGACGAGGAGCTTAATGCGACCATCGTGCCGACGCGAGACACTTTCTTTGCTGGCTTCGTTCGTTCACAGACTGATTCAAACGTCGCCACACCGCAAGCGAGAACGGTTTCCGAGGACAGGGTAGCCGGCATTAAAGATGAAGCTGCTGAGGGAGAGATTCGCTTCACGTTCAGGAATGCGCTGACCACCGCCGAAGATACGGCGCTCGATGATGCGCTGACCGCTCATGTGGCGACCGGCAAAACCTCGGAGCAGGACAGAGTCGACCAGGACGCAGCCGATCTCGATCAATTGATCACCGATCTACCAGACGTCACGACCATGAGCGATGTATTATTCAAAGAAAACGTCGAGCGACTGCAGCGCGTTTTAGTGCGCGAGTTCAAATCACCGAAGCCGGCGGTCTGATGGCTAATCTGCTCACTGATCTGATCCTAACCACCGCGTACACCGTCACCGGCTCGTTTGCCGACATTGCTGATATGTCGGATACCGTGACCATTGCCGGCACGGGCAGCGTCGTCATCCTGATGATGTCGCTCAACCCGGAAATGCCCAGTAATGACGAGTGCGCCGAGTATCGGTTCACGCATGACGGCGCACGGGTTGGCCCCGAGGTGTCCAGCTTTGCCGACAGCACTGACGAGGGAACCGGGCGAACGCTGATGTTCGCGCTCACCGGCTTGTCGGCCGGCAGCCATACCTTCGCGGTGCAGGCGGCAAACCGTTCCGGCACTGCAGTCATTGATACGGCCTTCCCGCGCACCTTCCAAGTCTTAGAGATCGAAAGCGGCGCATCGATCCTGGTCGACCTTGAATCGCAGGCAGCGAATACCGCGCCCGTGGCCTTTGCCAATATGGTCAACCTGTCAGTGTCAGCTACGCCGGCAGCCGGCGCGTTGCTGCTGTTCATACATGGCAGTCAGGTACTTGGTGAAACCGGGCAGAAGGTCGCGCAGCATCGCTTTGCAATAGACGGCGCTCGCGACGGCCCGGAAATGACCAATATAATGGACAACGTGGACGAGACAACCGGCGTGGCAATGGCGTGGGGCGTAACGGGCGTGTCGGCAGCCAGCCATACCTTTTCGGTGCAATGGGAGCGCAGTCTCGACATCCCGCAAATTGATACGGCGCGGCCACATATTTTCCAAGTTGTCGAAATAACATCAGACTTTGATCTGCTGGTCGATCTCGAATCGGTCAGTGCTGACTCCGCAGCGGCAGGCTATACCGACATAGCCGATATGAGCGGCACACCGGTCATTGATTCGACTGACAGCATAGCGCTGGTGCTGGCGAATTACTCGATACAGCCGGCAGCCGATGACACTTCGGATAACCGTTTCTCAATCGGCGGCGTTCAAGAAGGCGCGGAAGTATCGGTATGGGCCGACGACGGAGATCGTGGCGAATCTTTGCTCATGGCGCGTGGCGTTACTGGCGAATCCGGCTCGACTGCAATGTCGCTGCAATGGAAAATTCGCAAAGCCTCACCATCGACCGATACAGATCGCGAGCGGACATTCCAGGTAATTGATCTCAAACTTGCCGTGGACGGAGCGATCAGTGCATCTCCAGATCTCGCGATCACTGCCGCGGCAGACCTGCAGGGTGTCGGTGGAATCAGCGCAGGACCAGCCTTGGCGATCACGGCGGCAGCGGACTTGCAAGGCATAGGCGGTATTAGCGCAGGGCCAGCCTTGGCATTTACAGCTACTGCAGCGCTCGCGAATTTACAGGAGATCTCTGCATCTCCGGCGATGGCGTTCACTTTGACTGCAGCGCTGCGCAATGCAACACCGGTTTCAACACTGACTTCCCGACACATCGAGAAGTTTATTAACTGAATGGTCGTACAGGAGTATCACCATGGAAAAGAGCGAACAAGCTGAGCAGGCACGAAAGCTGCTCATCCGGAGAGCGGTCGCGTATGACGTCGTCAATCTCACTAAGATGCTGATCCAGGCTCGAGAGGAGAAGGACCAGCATATCTATTATCCGAGCGTGCCCGAGGGCGAGCTTGGCAAGCAGATGGTTTCCGATCATGTCAGAGGCATGACCAAGACCGGAGTTGTCTACGTTGCTGATCTCGATGGACGGTTGCTCGGCGCTATTGGAATGCACGTGACCCAGATGGCGGAGTGGAGTTTTGACTTCGGTCTGATCAATGAATGGTTCTATGTAATGCCGCAATTTCGCGATTCGGATATCGCGATCATGCTGCTGAAGGCGGTCGAGAAATGGGCTGATGCGGACATCAATCCATGGAATGACAAGGCTAAGCCCAAGATGCCGATGGTTGTCGGCATGATGAGCGGCCAGCAGACCGGTCTCAAGAACAAATTCATGCAGAGTCTCGGGTATGTCAATGGCGGTGGTAATTTTGTGAGGGCACCGCACCATGAGCACCGGCACGAAGACGACAACAACGGACGCGATTCCCGAGTGGCTTGAGACAGGCAGCCAAAGGGCTGTAGAGCTTGCTAGTGGAATAGCCGATAGGCCGTACACGCCGTACGAAGATCAGCGAATAGCCGATCTCTCGGAGGGCGAACGAGTCGCTGGTGAGCGAGCACTCGAGTTAGGGCAGGATTACCAGTCCGACCTGGCACGATCCCGTGAACTGACCGAACAGGGCGTCCAGGCATTCACCGATGCCGACATGGAAGGCTACATGAGTCCCTACATCTCGGGTGCTCTGGATCCTGCCGCGCGCGAGCTTCGCGAAGAGATGGCTAGGCAGCAGCAAGGAATCAAGGGACAAGCCGGCATGGTCGGCGCCTTCGGCGGTGGCCGGCAGGCGATTGCCGAGGCCGAAGGTCGCCGCGGTGGCCTCGAGGCGATGAGCGATCTGTATGGGCGTGGTTACCAGCAGGCCTTCGAGTCGGCCCGTGAGCAATTCAATCGCGATCGCGATGTATTCGCCAGGGGCGCAGAGCAGTTCCGCGCGACTGGTCAGGCAGGCCAGCGGATGCTGGGACAAGATATCCAGAACCTGATGACAACCGGTGGCCTGAAGCGCCAGCTGGAGCAGGCAGGCCTCGACTTCGATTATGGACAGTTCGTCGAAGCGCGTGACTGGGATGTGACAAACCTGGGTCCGCTTCTCGACGCGCTCAGCACTGTCCCATACACCAAGACCAAAACAGTCAAGGAGAAGAAGGGTGCCATGGGTACGATCCTCGGCGTAGCGGCCACGGTTGCCGGCGCCTACTTTACCGGTGGCGCATCGCTCATGGGTGCCGGAGCGACCGGTGGCTTCCTGAAGAAAGTCGGTGTCGGATTCGGCGAGATGCTGGGTGGCGAAGGCGCAGGCCTTGCAGGCTTTGGAATACCAGGGTCACCGGCACCTGCATCTAGTGGCGGCGGCGGGTACTCCGGCTGGGATTATTGAGGAAAGAATCATGGGCGACAAATTAAACGAATGGATCGACGCGAACTCCGCGACCTTGCAGGCGCTTGCCGGACCCGGTCAGCCTGGCATACCACCATCAGCGATACCTGGCGCAGCTGGACCGCCTGGCGGGCCGCCACCAGCATTCCCACCGGGACAGCCTGCGACAGCGGGGGGATTTCCGGCTCCGCAGGCAGCGGCAGGGAATGCTCCTGTTGACTACTCGGGCGCATTTCCTCCTGCACCCACGCCAGAACAGATAGCGACGGCTCGAGGGGCACAGCCGCCGGCATTCGACATGCCATTCATGCAGCCGCAAGGACCAACGGCTGCACCAGTTGATGTACAGGCGCCGGCACCACCAGAAAAGAGACCAGCACCGAAGCCGAAGCCAAAAGATGCCGTCGGATTTGACGAGGTAATGAAGGAGGCTGACCCCAAACAGATCGACGAGGCAATCAAGGTTATGGAGGCAGCCTCTGGCAAGTCGGTCGAGGAACTCTATACCCAGCAGACTGGCGCACCTCCACCGGAGGGCATGGGCAAACGCAAGCTCGGCCAGGCCTTGTTTGAGTTCGGGTTGAACCTGATGGCAGCGCCGGCAGGCCTGAGTGATGTCGAGACGATCGGCAGGGCAGGACAAGCGACGATCGCCGGCAGGCGTCAGCGCGAAGAGAAGGCAGAGGCGAAACAGGTCGCAGCTGACGAGAGACGTGCCCTAGCAGAAGAGCGCCGCATGGGCAGGATTGATAAGCAGTTCGATCGTGCTGCCGTGCTGAAGCGTTTGGAGATCGAGCAGCAACGGCTGCAGCACCTACTCGACACACCGATCGGGCCGTTCAAGGATTACCTCGGCGAGGATGGTTACCTGTACAGCCGTGATGCTGCGACTGGGGAAGCTCGCCAGGTCCTGCACAAGGGTAAACCGTTCAAGCCGGATGAGAAATGGATGAAGACCGCCGCGAGGAAGCTCGAGTGGGAGCTTAAGCACAACGGCTACCTGGCGGTTCACGCTGTCGACAGCCAAGGCAAGCCATTGACTGGCGCAGCGCTGCGTAAGGTCAAGTCCGATGCGCTCTCCTATGCTAGTGAAGGCAAGCAAATGGAAGAAGGCGCAGCCAGGATGGCGGCGCGTGAAGAGGCCGCCAAGCATCTCGAGGACGATGACGATTACTTTGCTGCATCGCCGGACGAGAGAGCGCGCATGATCGATGAGATGGCCATTCCAATTGCGAACTTCTACATGTTGCGTACAGACACTGTGATGGGCAACAAGCCGGATCCATCGAGGCTCACTGAGGGTGTTGCTACGCCGATCAAGGATCCAGACACGGGCGTGATGGAGTACTGGACGCTAGACGCTGAAGGTAACGCCAAGCAGGTGCAACAGCAGCAGATCCTCCAGAACAAGTAGCCATGGCGCTCATCTACGGCACACCGGTTCAATATCGATCGCTCGAGGAAGAGGAGAAAGACCGACTCGAGTATGGCGAGCCGTTGCCCCTGACATTCAATTACGCAGGGGCTGAGTACGGTGAGCCACTCAAGATGCTGGATCTGGATCCGGCGCCACGACCGGAGTCGAGTCTCAGGGAACGACTGCTTTCCAGTGTGAATATCGCATCGGACTCGAGCACTGAATTTGAACCAGACGATTTCCGATGGGGTGAAACAAAGTTCGAAGAGGCCGAGGACAGGCCGACGGTCTACATCAATCACGCGAAGTTTCAGGCTGCCGGCGCCAGTGGCTACGAAGACAAGATGCTCCTGGCCGAGTCGCTGCACAATCTCAAGAATGTCGATCCGGAGCGTTACAAGCGGCTGAAGAAAGCAGCAGCCGAAAGTCACGAGTACATGAAGTGGGCGAAGGAATCCTACAAGCTCTCCAAGGAAGAGGGCGAAAAGCGGAGCTTCGAAGACTGGCATAGCGAGTCTCGGTTTGACCAGGTAGTCGGCGGTTACCTGTTCGCCCAGGATCCCAGCATGCCGAGCATGGCCGACTGGTCTCGTGAAGAGTCGCCGTTCGGTGACGAGTTCAGGAAGGAACTCGCCGAACTCGACAAAGCGCTGGGAGGTGAGCAAAGGAAAGACACCGGTTCGATAATCATCCGGCGTCCGGATCCGGAAGATATTGCGGAACTACAAGAACGATACGGCAAGCCAGCAATCGGCAAGCTTGAGAGGGTGACTGGCACGCCGACGCACAGGGCGCGCTTAGGTCTGCCGTCACACCAGCAGATCCTTGAGGAAAAATATCCAGTTGCTCGGGAGAAAATGAAGGCGATTGAGACCGCTGCCTGGGGCGACATGGAGGAGGATAGCTTCGGCGAAGCTTTCGTCAAGACAATGAGAAGGTTTCTGCCGGGCAGCCGTATGGCGATTCTTGGCGGCATGCGTGGCGGCGATCCCGTCATCGTCGAGGACCTGCAGCAGAATGCGGATGTCGAGCAAGGCTTTATAGACAACCCTGGTCTCGGTCAGATCAATGCTTCGATAGAGAATCAGAGCATTGCCAAAGAGTGGGGCTTCGAGGAAGGATCCGACCGGGTACCTGAGGGCGTTGACCCTGTCGATGCTTTCGTTGAGTGGTTGCAAACTCCGGAAGGGAAAGGCACCACCGAACTGGAAGCGGCAAAGACGCCGATCGCGATGTTTGCCCAGGACATCTACGATGCCGAGAAACATACATGGGACGAGAATGCACTCAAGGTCAAGCCGCGATCCGCGAAGTTCTATGCCTTTGCGATACTAGAGGGCGGCCTGAATATGGGTCCGGCGATCATGGCTACCGTCGTCACAAAAAACCCGACGATCGGCGCGACGATCATGGGCATGCAGGTCTATGGTCGGACCTACGGGGATATGCTTGATAAAGGCTATTCGCCTTCTGAGGCACAAGCAGCTGGCTTCTTTAATGCAGCGGCCGAACTGATCAGTGAGCGTATATCGCTTGGCGTTCTCACCAGGAATAATTTCACCGGGTTGAAGCGTATTTTGGCAGGCGGCGGTGCTGAAGCATTGCAGGAGCCGTTCACCGAAGCGCTGCAGATGGGCTATGACTATAAGATCCTGCACGACGAGTTGACCCTTGGCGAAGCATTCATGCGCCTAGTTGATGCGGGCATCATTGGCTTCGGTGTTGGTGCCGGCATGGGCGGCGCGGTTGAAATCACCTACCAGGCCGAAACGCCAGCCATGAAAGAAGTCAACGAGTACGTGGAGCATACGAATGCTCTGCGCTTGGATCTGACCAGGAAGAATCAGGAGAAGGCCGCGCTCGAGATCCTCGAGGCGAATACCGACGCGCTCGATAAGGCTATCAATGATGCCGGCGCCGGCATGTCAGATGACGAACTCCAGGGACTTGTCGACGCGAAACTGATCAAGGTTAACGACGAGGGCGAGATCCAGGTATTGCCGAAAGGTCGGCGTCAGATGGCTGCAGAAACAATCGAGCTTCGCCGTGAGCGTAAGAAGCAAGCGCTGCGATCTCGTGGCGTTGATGAAGACGAGCTTGAACCGACAGTAGAAATTCTCGAGATGGAGCCGGCGTTCTCAGTTGCAGAAACGCAAACTGATGTCACGCCGACCGATGCACAAAAAGAAGCCGGCAATTACAAGAAGGGACGTTTCACGTGGAACGGCGTCGAGATCGCGATCGAGAATCCTGCCGGCTATGTTCGCTCCGGTGTCAGTCGCCAAGGTGTCGCGTGGCAGCAAACAATGAATTCTGGTTACGGTTACTTCACGTCGAAGCCTGGTGCTGACACTGTCGAAGGAAAACCGACTGAAGGCGTCGATGTTTATGTCGGGCCAGACATTACGGTGCCGATGGCGTACGTGATCAACCAGGCGAAGGATCCAAGTCAGGAAGCTGTCGGCGAAAACTTCGACGAGCACAAAGTCATGGTCGGTTACCCGTCGCAGCAGGCGGCCACCGATGCCTACAAGCTCGACTTCCAGCCGGCACGCGATTACCAGATTGAAGTGGTTGCCATGCTGCCGGAGCAGCTGAAGGGCTGGCTCGACAAACCGAAGCACGACAAGCCGGTGGTGCTTGGGATAACTCCTAAGCCGCTCGATGTGCGGCGGCCTGAGGCAGGGCGAGTCGAGATCCAGACGCCAGTGCCGGAGGGACGGCGCCCGAGTGCTCGCCTGGTACTGAATGAACGCGAGGGCAATGTCCTGCAGATGGACGATATCTTTGTCGACGAGGCACAGCAGCGCCAGGGAATTGGTGCCAGCTTGGTGACCAGGGCGATGGAGGTAGCGAAAGAAACAGGCCGCACGCTGCAGTCATCGAGCATCGTATTGAGTGAAGGCCTGCAGATGTTTGAAGGCCTTCGACGCCGTGGCTGGACTATCGAGTACACCGACCAGGCCGCTGTCGATCGAGCGCTCGAGACTGGCGAGGACGTGTACGCAGGGCCGACTATCCCGGTGGTCAAGCGTATTGAGGCGCCAGCAGAAGAGGCCTACGACATGGCGCCGGTTTTCCACACTGTGAAGGAGACCGAGGTAACCGAAGAGCGCTACCGGAAGTACCACGGCAAGATCGTCGGCATCAGTGGCTTGGTCAAGAACAAAAAATCACTCAAGACTATCGACAAGCTGATCGAGAAGACGGTCGCGATCCTCGAGGACTCGACGTTGATTCCGCCGGAGGCCTGGATCTGGTACGAAAACTCTGGCGCCATGATTCGCAAGATCACCCGCGGCGAGCCGGAGATGATGCACGAGATGGTCAAGCTCATGGCTGCCTACTCGCAGGGCACAGGCGTTGCGCAAAACACAACCGCGATGATCAAGTCGGCGTACCAGATCATCAAGGGCGAGCCGGCGGTCGGTGCCGGCATGTATCCGAATGATATGGCGAGAAAGGTAGCGCGCATGCGTGAACTGAATCGCGATGAGATTAACGCAGAGACGCGGGGCATCGGGCTTAAGCTCATGAGCTTCTACCGGAATCTCTACGACGCTACCTTCAACACGAATCTCTGGCCGGACGCCACCACCATTGATCGATGGATGGCTCGAAACCTTGGGTACCCGACCGACCAGCTTGAGGACTCTCAATACATCCTGTCAGAGAAAATACTGCAGGACGCGACCAAGCGCTACAACGCCAGGAACGGAACTCACTGGCTGCCGCGTCATGCCCAGGCAGCGATCTGGGTGCACGAGCGTTCGAAAGATTCGCTCGCTAGAAAGAAAGGGCCAAACTGGGGCAAGGTTACACCGGTCGATGCCTTTTCTGAACATCTCCTTAAGGCGACGGCCCAGGTCACGCACGAGGTAATACCATCGACGACGACCGAGGTCGGCAGAGAGATCGACGCCTTACCGCGGGAAGAGAAAGAAGAGCTTGGCCGCAGGCTGCGCGAAGACCTGGCCGACGATAACAAGCATGTTGTCCTGGAAGCTCTCGGTATACCGCTCTACAACATCGAGACTGGCCTTGGTGGCTACGAGGGAATGATCAATCCGAACGAGATCTCGAGTCTCGTTCTGCTCGGTGGCGTTAAGCCTGACCCTGAAGTGGCAGACATCTTTGCCACGATCATGATGTACATCCACACCCAGGACGCAATCCCCTGGTTCCGTGCAGATACAGGCGCCAAGAGAAGCGAGAAGACTGGAAACTTCGGGAAGAAATTCACGCAAGGCGTCAAGCTGCAGCTGACCAGCGAGCCAACCGAAGAGCAGGAGAGAATCCTTTTTGCTGCACTCCGGAAGGCCTTCGGTCCTGACGCTGGGTTCAGCATGGCCGGGCCTGCCGTGATAGTCGTAATCGACTACAAAAGTGAGAAGGGCGTCCCATTTTCAGGACTTAAACCTGCCGAATTTGTGGCAAAAATCAAAGAGATAGTGGATAATGTAGGTGCTGATATTGACGTTCTGAACGTCGGTACATTCGGCACTGAGGGTAACAATTTAACGCATGACTTGGAGGCTGACCCTGATGGCCAAGCGCTGGAAGAAAGGATCCGAGATTACGGAGTTGCCACCGGACGACCCGATCTTCTCGAACAAGTTCGTAATTGGCGGAGCAGTGCGCAGAGCATCACCCGCCGTTTCGTCCAAGCCAAAAGACGTCCGAGGGCGGGGGCTGCCGCATCAATATCCGTGGATCGACTCGGAGACCGGGCCGCAATTGAAGACGAAATCTTCTCAAGATTCGGAGCGGTAGATCGCACTAGGGACACCACCGAAGAACTCAAGTACTACGATCTCACCGAGGCGATAGAAAACCCGGAGGTCATCGAGCAGCTGGCTGAACGGTTCGGCTACACCGTCGAGGTTTTCTCATTCGAGGAAGAGAACTTTCGCATCCCGCGGCTCGGCAAACAAAACTACGAAACGGGCACTGTCTGGATCTACGATCCGGCAGCCGAGCACGGATCATTCAAAGACGAGACCTATACCAGAGCCTGGCGTGTCAGCCATGAAATGGCGCATGGCATAACTGAACGGCTGATACAGGAGCGCTATGGCGACTCCAAGCGTTACGGCCGGCTCGGTCGGCCGATGATGGGTGAACTCGGTGCGCCACCGAAGCGCATCGAGGTTGAACTCGAGCCGCTGACATTGATGCAAGCTCAGCGTGCAGTCGAATGGGAAGACGTCACCTTCCGGGTGCAGCGTGCGCTGCTCGATCACATGGGCATCTCGATTCCCGATTCTGTTTTCAACCAGGAAGCCAACGTCAACATGTCCGATGCGGTATTCCGTACCGTGACCGGTGACTTTGCCGATGCCGGCGAGTTCGGATTCAGGCCGTCAGTTATCAAAGCAGACATCAAAGCGGTCCTGACTGGACTCGAGCGTACCGAGCAGGCCTTGGCCGAAGAGCAGGGACGCGAGTCTACCGCTGGCATCGATCTCGAAACGTATGCGCCTTTCAGCAACGAGCAGCTGCAGGAGGCGGTCGAACTGCAGAACACCACCGAGGAGCCATTCACATTCGGGCCGTTGTTTCATGTGGCAGCTGAGCAAGCTGTCGCGGCCGGCAGGCCGAGAGGTGTGCAGGTTTCAGAACTGACCGAGACCGTCAAGCAAATACTCGACATCTACCCTGGCTCGCCGAACGTAAAGATCGCGCCAACCGAAGCGCATCTGCCGCGGAAGAACCTGATCGCTATCAAGCACGCCGGCATGGAGGGCAGAGTCGGTGGCATGTTCGATCCAGAGACCGGTGACGTTTACCTAATCGCATCCAGTCTTGACAGCCTGAAGGAGGCCACCGAGGTCTACCTGCACGAGACGGTCGGCCATTACGGGATTCGTTCGATACTCGGCGCCGAGTACGACGCGATCATGGATCGGATCTATCAAGCGTTCCCGGCAAAAGTTGCGGCAGCTGCCAGGCGAAATGGTTTGGATATGAACAAGCTGGCGCAGCGTCGAGTCGCGGCCGAAGAATTCATAGCGTACAGATCGCAGCGTGTGCTCGCAGGTGAGAAGTTACCAGCCAGAGAGGCATCCTTACTCAAGCGCCTGGTAGAGGCGCTTAGAATCGCAATCGCTCGCTTACGTGGTGCACAGTTTTCTGAAGCAGAGATCCAGCGATTGATTCGCAAAGCCAGAATGTTTGTCGGCACGCCGGCAAGTCGATCGCCTGGTCTGCTCAGAGCCAGAAAAGCGCCGGTCATGTTTTCAGGATTGTGGAAGGCCATCAATCTTAACAGGGTGCCGAACTCAGCGCCGGCCGAGAGATATAAAAACGAGCTACGTGCGCAGATCCGTGCCGGCAACATCACCGAAGAAGATGCCGAGCCGTTGTTCTTCTACCTGGCAGACGCCAGGAACATCGACAAGGCTAATCTCCTGGATCAGATCCGCCGGCTTGGCAATCAGCCGCTGTTTAACGTACGCGCAGATGTTGAAGGGCCGTTCGTGATCATTGATCGTCAGACAGGTGAGCGAGTCGGCAAGCCATACACTGGCAAGACAGCACGGAAGCGGGCGCGCACGCGCATGGACAAGCTCGACAATGAATACGGCGCCTATCGCTACCAGGTCAAGCGTCTCGATCCAGAGACTGGCGAGACCAGCATTTTTCTCTACCACATTGCAGAGGTCGAGGCTTTCGATCCAAACGATCCCAAGTATCCGTTGGCGCCGAGGAGTGAATGGTCTGGCGAGGCCGACTTCGAAGACCGCGGTGGTCAGATTGTAGAGATGACGCCGGACGAGTTCCTTGAGGCAGCCGCGCCGCTAACGATCGACGACGTATCTCGTGAGAACATCGATGATCTCAAGCGGCATATTCAAGAAGGCCGCAGACTGGATCCGCTCAATCTGTACGAGGGTGCCACAGTTCGGGATTCTGATGGCCGTCATCGTGCGATAGCTGCCAGGGAACTTGGCATCAAACAGGTTCCGGTGATCAGCTTCAGGGCGTCGGCTGACGCACCGCTCATGCACGTTAACGAGTACGAAGGTCGGGCCGATGCCATCGAGGGCGGCGATCTATTTGAGAACTTCACCATCGAGGAAGGCTCGAAGACCAGTCGCACCTGGAATTACCTGGTGTACAAAGCGCAGGACAAGTTTATCGATCTGCTCAATGTCCAGCGAGCTATCGAATTGCAGACCGGGCGCCCGATCGATGAGGAACTCGATGCCTACCTGGCTGAGGAATTATTCCATGGTCAAGTGAAGTCGCGAGTCGATCGCTTCGAGAAGGAAAAGATCCGGCCGCTCATCGATGCGATTGACCAGAGCGATTACACCTGGGACGAGGTCGAGTGGTTCCTGTATGCCAGGCATGCACCGGAGGCGAATGCGGCGCTCTACAAGATCAATAAAGCCACGCCGACAATGGTCAAGGAGTACGAGCAGGACCTCGCGGACGCCTACGACGATGCGACACGCGCCGCGGCCCAGGCAAAATACCGAGCGGCGGTCGCCAAGCGACTCAAAGACAAGCCCGAGCTTAAGGCGCTCTCTGGCATGAGCAACGCGGATGCTGCCCTGGCAATGGAGACGCTGCAAGACAAGGGCGACGTCAGCCAGCTGGAGGCGATCGCCAAGCAGGTCGACGCAATGACCGCGCTCAACCGGCAGATCATGGTTGAGGAAGGCCTCGAGACGCAGGAAACAATCGACGCCTGGGAGGGGGCATACAACTACTACGTGCCGCTGAAGGGCTGGAAAGATGGCCCGATGAACACCACGTTCTTCCCGAAGAAAGGCAAGGGCTACGACACGGGCGGCAAGCTCAACAAGCGCCGGCTGGGGCGTAAGTCACTGGCGGCTAACATCCTGGCCAACGTCGTGGCGCAACATCAGTCGGTCGTGATCCTGGCTGAAAAAGCCAAGGTCGGCCGCACACTTTTGAATCTGGTGCAGAAGCATCCGAACCCGGATCTGTGGAGCGCCAACGAAGTCGAGACCAAGAAGACGATCGATAAGGCCACCGGCCTGGTCGTGACGCGAGTGGATCCCACCTACAAGCTCAAGGACAACGTGCTGCGGGTGAAGGTGGAGGGCAAAGATTTCCACATCACGTTCAACGAGAAAAGTCCGATCGCCATGCAGCTGGCGAAGTCGATGAAGAATCTCAGTTCGACAGAGATGAACGCTGCATTCAGCATGATGATGTCGTTGAATAGGGTTCTGTCAGCGGTCAATACAGCCTTTAATCCGGAGTTCCTTGTCTCGAATCTGGTACGCGATCTGCAGACCGCGATGATCAATCTGAACGCGACCGATGCCAATAATCTCAAGATGACAATCCTGAAGGACGTCTTCAAAGCGCACCGTGGCATCCGCCGGTTCCTCGAGTTGCCGACTTTCAAAGATCCCGAGTCTGCTGACTACTGGAAAGAACAATTCGAAGAGTACCGAGATCTCGGTGGCCAGGTGGGATGGCTCGACAATTACAAGGACATTCAGGATCTCGAGGAATCGCTGTACGGCGAGATGCGGGACAAGAGTTCTGGGATGGTTTCATGGTCGACACTCAGGAAGCTCGGCAAGTACATCGAGTCAGAGAACCAGGCCGTTGAAAACGCTGTGCGCCTGTCTGCATTTGTACACGCCAGGGACGCTGGTATGTCCCCAAGAAAGGCTGCCTCACTGGCTAAGAATCTGACCGTCAACTTCAATCGAAAAGGTGATCTCGGCTCGCAGCTGAATGCGATGTATCTGTTCTACAACGCATCGATCCAGGGCATGGCGATCATGTGGCATGCAGGCAAGTCACCGAAGGTTCGTAAGGTCATGTACGGGATCGTGGCGTTTGCCGCCACCCTCGAGATACTCAATCGCATGCTTGCCGGCGATGACGATGATGGCGAGAACCGCTACGACAAGATCCCTGCCTGGGTGAAAGAGCGGAACATGATCATCATGATGCCGGAGCGATTCCGCGCCGAGGGGCCGGAGGATTTCACCGAGCACTATCTGACGATCCCGCTGCCATACGGATACAACATGCTGCACGTGATGGGCCAGAAGATTGGCGGCCTCATCGATTACATCGGCATTGGCAACAAGAAAGAATGGTCTGCGCTCGAGGACTCAGCCGAGATCCTTGCAGCAGCGCTTGGTAGCTTCAACCCGATTGGCACCGGTCCCACGCCGCTGCAGACGTTCTTGCCCACTTTCCTAACGCCGTTTGCCCAGGTCTCTGAGAATGTAGCCTGGCATGGTGGGCCGGTCATGCCGACACCCAGCAAGTACGATCCAGCGCCAGAGCCTGAATCACAGCAGTACTACCGCAGCGTACCCAAGCATGCCATCGCCCTGGCTGAGTTCCTGAATAAGCTGGGCGGCGGCACGAAAGCTCGGCCGGCACCGATTGCACCCTTGGACATCTCTCCCGAGACAATCCAGCTGGTAGAGGATTTCTTTACTGGCGGCCTTGGTCGCTTCATTACCAACACAATCGAGCTTGGCGTCATGGTCCAGGAGGGTGAGGTCGACTGGCGTAAGGTGCCGTTTGCCAGGCGATTCGTTGGCGTGACTGATGAGCGGGCTGTCAGCAACAGGTTCTACGAGATTCGCACGTCAATCGAATACGCGGTCCAGGAGATCAAGGTCGCAACAGAGGCGGTCAAGTTCGCGGCCACTGCGGACGAGCGGATTGATGCGAGCAAGAATCGCGCACGCATCATCGAGCAGTACAGGGCCGAAGCTCGACTCGATGACAGGCTACGGGATACGGAAAGCCAACTGCGGAGGCTCAACGCCAGGCGCAAAGCAGTCCAGCAAAGCAAGCGCGATGACGACTGGAAAGAAGACCAGGTCGAAAAGATCGAGGACAGGAAAACGAAGCTCCAGAATCGTTTCAATAAGCGCTACAACATGATCCTTGAAAAACGGCGCGAAGAGCGGGAGCAGACGCTCATTCGACCGACGTACCGGCTGGATGAACGGGTTGCTGCAGTCCAACAATTCAACAAGGCCGGATATCCTGCGACAGCCAAACTGATCGGCTCACTGCCGGCTGAACCAGGTCGTGATTTCATGGAGAAATTGAATGCTTGAGCTACTGAACAGACGCATCTCATCTGGCGAAGAGGCAACCCTCGGCACGCTGTTCGATATCACGAACGAGGCGAAGCCGCAGTTCGTTTGCTACGTGCTCGAGGACCAGTTCAACGAGCCGAAGATCCCTGGCGAAACCCGGATCCCACCGGGCCGGTA